TGCTGCATATTTTGCAATTACATCAAAAGGAATCAAGTCATAAGTAAAATCCTCTAGTAAGAGACCTTTACTAGAACAATACTCTTTCTTAAAGGTATCTAATTCAGCATCATAGTCACCATACTCAGTATACTTAAGAGCTAACTGTTTTAATCCATGACTATCATTCTCATCTAAAGCATAGTGCATTAGCATTGTGTCATGTACACGTGCTCTATTGAATTTAATTCCTAGATGATATTCGATCATTTTAATGTCGAACTTCATATTATGAAATACTATTTCATACTTATCTGCAATCTTTTGTACTTTTTCTAAGCACTCTTCATCTAAGCACTCTGTACTAATATAGGCCCCATGTTTATCTTTATAACTAATTGATAAACCAAGAACATAACCGTCTCTAGGATAGAGTGCAGTTGTCTCGGTATCCATTGCTACATAGCCTTCTGCATTATCATAAACTTCTTGCAAGAAAGCTAAGGCTTCAGTAGTATTTACTATACCTAAGTAGTCTCCAGTAATACTTGCATTTTTAATGGTACCTTCAATATACTTGTGAATACGATCTACGGATCTTTGAAAGTCTGGTTTACCTTCAGGTTTAAAATGCAACATTGCTGGATTACTAATACAGATAAATTTATCATGCATTAGTTGTCCTGCATAATTAGTTACAGAACTAATTTTAGCATATTCTTTAGCAGCTTCAGCACCAACTAGGATAACAAAATCGTAGGGCTCCAGGTCAACTACTAGGTCAACATCTTTTTTCAAGAGTTTAGTAATTGGTACTGAACTCATGTGGAATAGGTCAAAGTCAAAGTTAAAGTGGGTACTGTAATTGGTTCTACTTGGGGCTTTATCTATGATACAAATTTTAGTCATTATTTAAATAGTCCTAATTCTGGTCGTTTGTCGTATTTATAGTCGCTATATTCTCCGTCTTGATCAACATAGTGTAAAAATACTTGTATTTGTTTTTTACCGGAGTATGTGTTTCTCCAGTGATCTAATTTATCTCCGCTATAGATTAATGCTGAGCCTACTGGTAACACTACTTCTGATCTATTTCCATTAAGGGATTCTATCCATATAGGCCAGGGTGTGTCATCAATACTAAGTGTTATGGTAACAGAGTATTGGCAACTTGGTCTATCTCTATGTGATTCCATAACTGCACCATTATAGTAAATTCTGGCGTAAGAATATGTTGGATATAATTTTTTATCTATAAAGGTCTCCATTACAGGAGTTAGTTTTAATAGTAAGGCTTCAAAACATGATACAGAATAGAGGGCAAAAGAATTAGTTACTTGTGAATCTCCCATAAACTCACCGTCTTTTTTACCTTTGATAAAAAATACACACTTTTTAGTAAGTTCAAATTCTAGCGACAAGAACTCTGCAAGTTCTTGGCTTATAATATCAGGTACTACAGTATATCCTAATTCTTTAAATGTATTCATTTTGTATATTCTATTAAAGAGTTTACATCCTCTTGTGTAATTACCCCAGGATCTTGACCTTCAGGTAAATCAATGATTTCTGTTATGAAACCGGCTTCTTCTATTAATGGTTGTATTTTTCGGGCTGCTTCACGTCCTGCATCATCTCCGTCATAAAGAATGAATATTTTTTCAATACCCATTACCTTATAGCTAAGAAGTTTTTGTGGAACCTCATTAAGTAGTTTACTTGTACCAAATGTGCATACTACATTTCGTAGCCCCTTGTCGTAACAGTTAAGCATATCGAATATGCCTTCTACTAGAACTATAGTTCTATATTTTTCCGAGAATTTAGCAGGGAATAGTGGAATAGTAACACCACTAGGATAGTTAACGTATCTTGGGTTGCCGTTAGACATACTGTGTCTACCAACATAACATACTGTTTTTCCACGTACATCTGTAATAGGAAAGACTATACGATCTAACATCTTTTCAACCTGATCGGTTTCAAAAGCCTTAAAATATTTAAGGGTTTGAGTAGATATGCCGCGAAAAGGTTGTGTAACAGGTTTAGCGCCCTCTAAGGGATCTAAACCTGCACTACTCTCTTTAAGAATAGTTAGTTTTTCTTTTAATTTTGCTACTCTTACCGAAACATTGTTGGTTAGTAAACCATAATATTTAAATATGTTTGTTTTAAACCCACAACTAAAACAGTGGGCTATTCCTGTCATTCGGTCAATACGAAAACTAGGATTTGAGTCATCATGGTCTGGATTAAAACATTTAGTTACATAGTCCTTTCCAGAAACCTGAAAGGGTACACCTTTATCTTTAAGTAGATCTAGTACTGGGTCTGACATTTATCATATTCCACATTTGAATTACTGTATCGTCGTGTACATCTAGTGTAAAGAAGTCCGCATTAATGCTTACACTCATATCACATTTTTTGTCAAAATCATTATTACACTCTACACCATATGACTGCCATTCGTACCCATAACACTCACTGGCTCCTGTAGCATACACGCTAGCTGTGCTTCCACACATTGGACAAGGATTAATAGTCATTATGTATCCCAAGGTAGGTCTGCGGCCGGTTCTTCTACTTTAGTTCCAGCACGTTTAATCTTTTTAGGTTTATCTTCTTTGGCAAGAGGTTTTTCAATTGAAATAGGGCTAATGCGTAAGCTGTCCCAATCCATGCCACTAGTAAATCGCATCTCTTTGGCGCCGCGTATCTTTGTCGTCTCAAAACTCATTGCTGCATCCTCTTTTGCATTAGCCTCCATTAGAAGGGCAATATCAGCAGCATCCAAGATACCTTTTGCAAAACGTGTTTCACCGTTAGCATCAATCTGATATGGAGAGACCATTACAATATCATACTTACGAGCAAGCTCTTTTAGTTTCTTGGATATTATAATTTGAGGTTGCCAGTCAAACTGCGATGCACCTTCTACAACGATCTGATTTAAGTAGTCAATAACTGCTACAGTAAACTTATCACCAAAACGAGATTTCATCTTACCTAGGTGTAAATCGATCGAGCTTAGGGTCAAGGCTCTATCATCAATAATAACCATCTGATTTTCTTCTTTAAGAGCACACTCACGCACTAAGGTTTCCTCAAACTTATACTGATCTCTATCTTTAATAAAGTCCATTACTAGTTTATCAGAATCTTCATACATATTAGCTCTAGCCTTAACTACTTGCAATAGTTCTGCGTCTGTTAAAGTATTGTTCTTAAGGTTTTGATGGTTAACATTAGCTAAGATACTCATATTACGTTGTAGGGTCTCATGGGCTTCCATTTCAATTGTGAAATAGATACAGGCATTACCTGCTTCATATTGATTAATCATAATATTACTACAAGTAATAGATTTACCAGAACCACGTTTTCCGCCAATAAGAATAAGTTCTTGTCTAGCTACACCACCAAGGACGCTATCAAAAGTATTATTAAGACCAAGGTGAACACGATTTTTTGCCAATTCATCTGGGCGTACAAAAACCATGATATCGCTCATGGTATACACGCCTTCGGTTGTTAAAGTTTTCTCATCTAAGGTTAGTACTATACTCGCTAAATTTTCTTTAATCTCTGTACTATCATAAACAGGTAGTTTATCAATAAACTTATCCAATAAAATAATAGCCTGATTCTGAGTATACTGATCTATAAGTGCATCTAAAGCAACTTCTGCTGTAACATCAGTTTCATCAATAAGACGAAGGGTTGCCAGCGTCTTCTGCGCCAACCCCTCTCTAGCAATAGCGTCTAAGTCATCAAACGATGGTATAGTACTATACTTGTCATAGTATCTAGTAATTAAACTATATACTGAGGAGTAGGCAGGGTCAAGAAACGCGAGCTTTAATTTGCTCCAAACATCTAAATTCTTTTCTGTTAGTAGTTTATTAATGACAACTGCGCTAATATCCATTTATTCTACCTTACTTTCGTTGTCAATAATTACTTGATCTAAAATCTCCTCTAGTTTATATAGAGTTTCATTACGCAATTTCTGAATACTAGCCTGATAGCCGAACTTATCGTCAAATAGAAGTCCTAGCTGTTGGTGTGTAATAATCTGTTGCAAACCAAAATAGATAAGATCATGTGGTTTGTTAGATTCAGGGGTAATATCTACTTTAATAGACTTACCATAGTTATGTTCTGCTTGTTTAACCACTTCTTCCACAGTGAACGATTCTGTATCGTGGTAAGTAATTGTTATTTTCATGGTATAAATAAAAAAGGCCAAGAGCTAAAATTAACTCCTGGCCTTGAATAACCTATAGGTTACAATTAAGCTGCTTTAGCTTCGGCTTTGGCCTTCTTTGCTGCGCCATCGTAATCTTTAACAGAAATACCACGACGAGTAAGAAGTGTTTTCAGGCCACGTTCTGTTTTATCAACAGCAGCTGCAATTTCTGCAACAGTCATGTTAACAATACCAGTACCAAGAGCAGTCACTGGATCAACAGTGTTCTTAGCATGGCTATCTTTTTGTGCCGGAATGCGATCAATTTGACCTTTACGTGTCAGGCTCAATGCCTTACCACGAACAGAAGGAATGCTCTTACCTAGGGTAACTGCGATTTCTTCGATATACTTACCAGCTTGGGCCATCTTGATGAAAGTGGCTTCTTCAGCGTCAGAGTAAGTACGAGCTGCCTCTACTTTTTCAGCAGGCTTAACATTGCCAGTCAGTTCCAGGGCAAGCAATTTGCCTTGAATCTGCTTTGCAGTGAAAGTACCATGCTCAAATTGTTCAGCAATGTCTTTGTAAGTATACACACCAGAGTTGTGGCGTACCATATCGGCCAGTGCAGCGCTCTGTGCGGGGGTAAAGGCAGATACCTTTTCCTTAGCCATAGAAGCAACTTCACGGTCTAGTTGACGCAGTTTAGAGGCAACTGAACGTTCTGTAACGCCCAATGCTTCGGCTGCTTGCTCAACCCGCGCGACACTTACTGGACTGTCATGACCAACAATGGACAACAGTTGGGCGACAGTTTCGTCAGACCATTTTTTAGCTTTTTCACTCATTTAATTTTCTCTTTTTTAAAGTTTTGATACAAAATCGGTTAGATTTGTTACTATTGTTACGCCATATTCTTCTGCTTTTTTGCGTTTTGTACTTCCTTTGCTATCCTCATCTACTAGATACTTTAGCGTCTTTGTTACGGACTCTACTACTATAAAACCTGCCGCTTCCAATATCTTGGCTGCTTCAGCTTTTGTTTTAAATGAGGCTAACTTACCAGTAATACAAATAGTTGGGCCACTTGTACTAATAGGTTTAACTTCGCTGGACTTGAAGGAGAATGGCAAGAACTCTTTCATTTCTGGATATTCCATACTAATCCAGTTAAGTAGATTAGAAGTAACTTTATCTCCAAGGCCTGCTTGTTTGCAGGTTTCTTGTGTAATTTCTTCTATAGAACTAACTACACTAGCAATTTTCTTAGAGGCAGTCCCACCCACTAAGGGGATAGAAAATGACGCTAAAACGGTGGCTAGATCTGCACCTTTCGCTCTTTCGATTTCATCTAGGAGCTTATCTGCTACTTTCTCACTTCCAAGTGATTCTATTACGGAATCCCTTTCGAGATAAAAAAGCTCTGTAATATCAGCTAAACCAAGTTTTTCGATTGTTCTAGGACCAAAACCTTTGATACCTAAAGTCTTCGTAAAATGCTCTAGCTTTTTACCTAATTGAGCCTCGCAGGATAGATTTCTACAAAACAGTTGTTCATTCACCGTTTCTAACTTGTAGGAACAGCATGGACAGGTTGTAGGAATTTCAATCTTTTGCATGGTATTATCAATTTATCTGTATATTATACTGTATTTGGAACGCCTTGACAAGTCTATTTTTTCTATGCTGGTCCGCTGTATATGATTGAATTTATCATGCTTCTACCTTGTGGGTGATGCAGGGGATAATCTCTCCACCTAGTACTACACCAACTCGGTCGCCTATACAGATGTTCAACATTTCAATAAACCCAGGGTTATTAAGAGTTGCCTTACTCACTAACTTATCGCCAATGTAAACTGGATCTAAGTGGGCTACGGGAGTTACTTTACCTGATTTACCAACATTCCATTCAACTGATAAGATAGTTGTCTCTACAGCCGCCTGGCGTTCTTTCTTTGCATATGCACCGCGAGGGTGTTTTGCTGTATAGCCAAGTTTTTCAAATTCCTCGTTATTATTTGCCCTGAATACTAGCCCATCACAAGGATAAATCTTATCCAAGTCTTTGGCTATAACAGTCTGAAAGCCTTGTGCGGTCAATAGTACCATGTCTCGAACAAATGTAGTCTGCGCATATGGGTAGACTCCATATGCGTAAAATGATACTGCACGAGTCCTAAACTCATTCATATCCTTTAGGTTAAGAGCACCTGCCGCATAGTTACGGCTATTAGGAATTTCTTTAGACGCGACTATTTCACCAGTAACTTGAAATACATCAAGTCTGGGTACTGTTAGGGGGGCTAGGTCTCGGCGTGCTAAGAATTTTTCTGTGATATCTGTGCCCTCAACTCCATCACCGCGAGTAAGAGCCTGAACTAGCTCTCCATTTGCATATAGTAGACTAACAGCAGCGCCATCTAGTTTAACACTTACAGTAATGTCTTTGACTGCTTGAAGCGGGGCAACTCCTTCATCCTCATAGTATTTTTGCAAACTATACATAGGATAGAGGTGTTTAGCGATATTTTCGTGCTGCTTTGCACCTACACGCATATAGCCGGAAGTTTCGGCTAATTGGTCAAATACCTCATCGCTAATAATTGGACTGCCTGAGTAGTAGGCAATCGAGGCTTCATCTAAATAGGCTTTTATCTTGTTCATAAAGTATATTATAGCAGTTTATTCTAAATTCTTCAAGTCAGGAATTTTATCGCTAAAATAGGTGATAATTGCATCTGCGGACTCCTCCTTAGAGCAGATTTCCATTAGGCCATCTAGCAAGGAGAATATATTATGAAGGGAGGCCTCCATACTAACACCTTCACGAGAGGGAACATACTCGCCCTCGTAGGATAGAAAGTATTTGCGTATGTGAATATACTGTACGCCTCTGAACTCATTAACTACCAATTTTAGCTGATAGCCTTTGATCTCATTTTCATAGATTAATTTTTCGTAATATGGTTCATCGGTCATAGTCATCGCCAAGTATTAGAGTTATCAATTTCATCTTGGTCAAAGCTTCCGCCCATGCGATCAGCGTAATTTTTCCAGCTAAGTTTTGAAAGTTCTTTTTCTAATTCTTTAACTCTACGTCGAAGATACTGTAACTCAGTTACTTCATCCTGAAGATGGTAGGCTTCTAGTGATGGTATAAAATTTTCAGTCAAACTCGTACCCCTGCTTTTCTAAGGTGTTCTAAGGAGGCTAACTCGTGCGCCTCTTGGTATGCGGACTGTTTCCACTTTTCAGCAAGAAGCCAAATTCGGTAGATCCAGCCGTGTCGTGGATCATGTTGCTCTGCGTCGATTCGTGCCACAGAATCATATCTGGCAGAGTAGACGATTTCTCCAATATTAAAGCGTTCACGAGTAGCTCCATCTGGGATAAGTTCAGGTTTAAAATAGTCGTGTGCGGTTTGACGAATTGGTACATCATACTTCTCTAGGATATGCTTAACAAAGTTAACGCCACGATAGGTAGCTTTTGAAATTGAATCAATTGTAGCACCCTCTAAGTACTCTTGAATTACATAGACTACTTCATCCTGCGTTGCAGGTTTACCTCTGAGTGTAGCACGACGCTGTGCATCACGCTCCTTCTTCTCTTTATATTTCTCAATTAAGGAATCAAGGCGAGTAGTATTGTAGGCAATGCCTAGGATAGAACACGCATCTTTTTTAGTCATCTTGGGTGTTGCTTCAAAGCCTGCGATAACTCGCTCAATATTCGCATCTGTTAACAGTTCACTGTCTTTTGCTCGTGCCATTATACTACTTCCTCCAAGATTCCTAAAAATTCTGCAATAAGAAACATGATTCCAGCCGACTTAAATACTGATACCCCTAATAGGATAGCTGCAATAATGCGACACGCACTTTTAGCGAAACTAATAAGCATATGCAGTTTAGGGTCGGGCTGATTCATAATATCTCCATAAAAGAATAATTATAACACTTTAAGGCAAAAATTACAAGTTAAGATTTATTAAGGTATTCTTTTAACTCTTTAAAACCGCCGATATGTTGGGTTGCCGGAGCAGCACCACCTAGGCGTTCAAAAATTTGAGGTACTGATTGCACTCCTGGCAATAGATTTTCTAAGTCTCTAAGAAATACATACTCTGTGTCAGGTTTCTTAGGCTGGCCTAAATCTAACATTAGTTCTATGTACTCTAAACCTTTAGACTTGAGTAGGGCTTTAGACTGCACGCAGTAGGGGCAGTTTTCTTTTGAATATACTATAAACATATTATAAATTATCTTGGGGTACAAAAAACCCTAAACGTCCCATTTCTGTTTCGTTGTCTTTGTCAGGTATTCGTACATAGTTGTTAAACGGAGGTTTCTGATTTTCTGACCATATAGGCCAAAAATCATCATACATTACAGGATCAGGATTAGGTCGAAGGTGTACTTCAATCATTCTGTTTCCTATAATTTCTATATTAATGTGATCTGCCTCAACATTTTGTAAGAAATATGGAAGTTGATATTTATACTCTACTTTTTTCCATCTACTAAAATGTATAAGATCTTCTGGCGTATTAAATCCCTCAAATGTATGGTGTTGCCTCCAAACATTATTCTGTCTTATATAGTCAATAGTTATATGAGAGCCTTCAAATACTTCGCAATAAAACATTCCTGGTTCAATAGGAGTGTTCTCTTTAAAGAAGTCAATTACAGCTTGTCTTCCCATCCCTTTTAAGTTAGTAATAGGACGAACTATCCACTTACCAGATTCAGGAATTCTATCTGTGCCACACCTATATCCTAATTGACTAGATAGATGCAGTTTATTATACCAGTGTGAATCTTTAGGATATTTTATAAAAGCTTCAAAGTCTGTTCTAATCATATAAAGCTCTAATAAAAAAGGCAGCCGAAGCTGCCGTTAGTTATGCCATTACTTTGGCAAAGTAAGCTGCAGCTTTGCCAGTCAGCTTAGAAAGAATTTCGTCATCAACTTCAGCACCTTTGGCTTCAATTAAGTTACGCAATTCTGCAATCTGGGAATCTTTAGAAACGCGAGGAGTACCTGTAGATTTAGAAGTTCCACCCTTAGATGTAGAAGTAGAGGCTTCTTTTTTAACATATACGCCAGCTTGTACTAGAACCATACGAACGCCGTTAGCACTCTGTTCCATATCTTCTGCGATTTCTTTAATCAACTCTGTTGAGTTTTCGGGAGTAGGGTTACCTGCTTTATATGCTTCGATAACTGATTGTTTTTGTTCTTCGGTCCATGCCATTTTTAGTTTTCCTTAGTGGAGTTGGTTTTTGTTTACGGGAGTGCTATTAGTCTGAATTAAATCTTCAGTTAATAATTTTTCATACATTGCTATATAACAACTAACAATGTCATACAGCGAACTTGTTGGTACAGTTGAGTTTAATACTGGAGTATCTCCATCAATTGTTGACTGTTTTACTACTTCTTCAATTGCTGTTTGATACTGTATACATAATTGTAAATTTTCATGTAGTACGTTACTATCCCAAACTCTAAACTTTCTTGGGTTACGTTTTTGTTCCATAATTACTACATAGATGGTGCCCAATGTCTGATTCGAACAGACGACCTACCGCTTACAAGGCGGTTGCTCTACCCCTGAGCCAATCGGGCGTTATACTGCTTCTAGTTCGTTAATTTCGCTCATTTTATTGGGATCGAAACGACGATAGTTGTGTTTAATGTCAAACTCTTGTTTAATATCAGCAATATCAGATAGGTATCTGCTATATGCTTTTTTCATTTCAACCTCAACATCGGCCATTTCCAGAGCTTCTAATTCAGAGATATCTAAACCCTCATACATAGTATTAGGTGATACCATCACTAGAAGTGTACGATAAGAAATAGAACCGTCTGCTTTTGTGTATTTAAATGTTAGTGTTTTCATAGTTGTTTATTGGCTGTTTAAGTATATATTATACCTGTTTAAGCATTCGAGTTCAACTGCAAAATTTTTATTCTTTGGGAAATAGTCCATTATATAATGAATTTTTAAATCTATCGCCCATAGAAGGATTAATGCAGCTAAGAAATACTAGTGGGGCTAATAAAAATGACATTACAAAAAACACTAAATATATTACTGCTTCTGCATCAATTTTACCCATCTCTGCTTTTTCTGTGTTCATTACAGGAATTAATAATTCCCATACTGCACATACTGCGGTTGTTAAACTAAATAATAGATACCACTCAGATGCATTCATGCAAGCGACCCGTCTCTGAGACGTGCGCCAATAGAGAAAAAATTCTTATCTGCAACCTGCACTTTATTTTTTTGTTGATCTGGTTTTGAAGCCGCCTTTTGCAGGGCAACAGAAGCCACATCTTTATTAGAACTCAAAATATCACGATCAAAACGACCAGTAAATAATTTGATTATTTTAGCTAGTTGTCTAGTAGAGGAATTCCATTCACGTACTGTAGGTGTTTTACGTCTATAGTAAATATTGGATAAAGCTTTCTTTACCTGTTCGTTATTTGGCTGTAGTTTGAGTTGGCGTTCCAACTTCTTCCTACGATTAGACTCCCAGCGTTTTGAACTCTTATATAGAGCTGCTTGATTTTCCGCTGACTTACTACGTTTAGTTGCCACTTATATTTCCTTATTAAGGTTACAAAAATTTGGTAGGATCTCTGTGATTCGAACACAGCACCAATGGATTATGAGTCCACTGCTCTAACCTAATGAGCTAAGATCCCTTGATGGTACGACTGGCCGGACTCGAACCGGCACGCTCTAGGCGGGAGATTTTAAGTCTCCTATGGCTACCATTACATCACAGTCGCATTAATTAGATTGCGTCCCACATAGCAGTAAAAGCCTGCTTTACAGCCCAGCTAATATTTTCTTCGGTATAGGACCCTAGTAAGGGTAGTTCAATAACTTGTTCCAAGAAGAATTTTTCTAAGGCAATCTTAGTGCCGATTTTACGACTAAATGTATCTTCTGGGCTACATACGGCTACAGCTACTTCAACCATACGTCCACTCTTATAACGACTAGACTTTTTATAGGCAATGGTCATACCACCCTTGCGCCAGCCCTCATCATCTTTAATATGAACAATACCGACACCACAAATTTTGGCTTTTAATAGCATCTGTTTACGAAGATTTTCTTCAGCTAGTTTAATATGGTTAATGGTTTCGTGTGGTGTAGCACCATCATCACGAGCATCTTTAGGAGTAGAAGTTGGAAAGGGGAACATAGGATTTTTCATGGTTTAGTATGCGATAAATAATAATTATACTTCATTTTTACAATGATTTCAAGTATATAATTTTTAAACTAAAAAGAGGACTAAGGTTACCCTTAGCCCTCTCATTAAGATTACGCTTCTAGCAAACGTGTAGGTTCTACAATTTGTATTGTGCGTACTTTTTTGGATTCAGGAACAACTCGTTCCAAGAATACTTGTAAGATTCCATCTTCCAAAGTAGCTGACTTAATAACCATATTTTCTGCAATAGTAAATTGGTGTGTAAAGTTTCGGGCACTAAGAGCATGGTGAAGATACTGTGTTTTTGTATCCTGTTTTTCTTTAGAGCCTTTTACTGAAAGTTTATTATTATCAACTTCGATAGTAATCTCTTTCTTTTTGAAACCTGCTACTGCAATCTCAATAACATAATTATCGTCATCCGATTTAACTATATTATAAGGCGGATAGTTTGTAGCACTCTTATACTCTAGTGCATCAAAAAGCTGATCAAAGCCAATCAAAGCACGATTAAGAGGTCCGAAGTTTACTCGACCTAAGGTTAGTTCTGTCATATTTTCTCCTTTTATAAGCAAGAACATTTGGGCAACACGCCCGGTGCAACCCCATAATGGGCATTGCAAAAATTTTGGCGGTCTCAAGGGGTAACGATCCCCTTCCTCGACAGTGACAGTGTCGTGTGCGTCCATGAACACTTTGAAACCTTAATTTGGAATAGGCGACAGGACTCGAACCTGCATTCTGAGGATTTGCAATCCACTGCCTAGCCTTTCAGCTCACGCCTATGAAACTGGTGCAACCTCTAGGAATCGAACCTAGTTCACTGGTTCTTCAGACCAGCGCTATGACCACATCAGCTAAAGTTGCTTGGTACATCCTGACAGGTTTGAACTGCCGACCCTCTCCGTGTAAAAGAGACGCTCTACCGCTGAGCTAAGGATGCATTATTTGGAGCGGGGTAGGAGAATCGAACTCCTGCTGTGAGCTTGGAAGGCTCTCGTTCTACCATTAAACTAACTCCGCCTGAAATTGGTACTCCCGCCGGGACTCGAACCCAGATGAACCAATTATCTGTTGCTTACGGGATATAAATCCGCCGTTTTACCATTAAACTACAGGAGTAATATTATCCTGTGCGTTGTATTAGATGCCAGCCAAATTGAGTTTGTACTGGAGCACTTACTTCACCTACATTAAGTGAAAAAGCTGCATCTTCAAATGGCTGAACCATCTGTCCACG